GTCGGTAAGATGTTGAAGTCAATTATAATGAATTCAGCGGTCTTCGAAGGTTGCAAGAAGATTTGACCATACATAATATTACGATCGATTAAATCTGGAGTGTTATTTGATTCATCCATTACAACTCGGAATGAATACAAACCTTGACGTTGCTGAATTGATTCTAAATATGGATTACAAATATTTAAAAATCTATTACGAGTAGTTGCTGTATTTTGTTCAAACACTAAATACTTAGTAGCCGAAGCAATATATTTTTTAACTGCAATTAATAAACGTCTTACGTTGATTCTATCTAATGCTGACGGACGAGCCTGAAGTGTTTTCTGACCCCATACACAAACCCCTTGACCAGGGAAAGTAGCTATAGGATTTACACGACCTTCATATAATACATCTCTTTCAGCGTGAGTTAATCTCGTATATGCGTCTAATACATTAGTTAGACCACCACGATTTAAACCTGCTGGTGCATACCACTCAGCTGCTACTCTATCATTGAAAGCTAAAACTCCTGGCAATACAACTCCTGGCGGTACCCATACTGGTTTATTAATTCCAGCATCTACAATTTTTACCCAAGGGTAGTAAGTAGCTCCATAATTGTTATCCAATGCTTCTACTGTACTAACAGCCGTTGCAATATTATCTGTTAATCCAACACAATCAAATATAAAGAATGTATCGCCTCGATCTATACACATATTAGAAGCATAGTCAGTGATTGAAGGATGTAAAGATTCTAATACGCCTGGTAACACTAACATATTAATATCTAACTCGTCTGGGTTGGATACTGAATCGATAGCATTTGTATATACTGAATAATCTTTAGCTGTATTTGAACGTAAATCATATCCTTGAGTATTTGAAGCTGCTATATCAACACCTACTGCAATACGACGATTTGGTTGAATACCGTCAGCTCCTCCTTGAAATGGTACAATGAATTTACGAGTATCAACACTAGTGTCGGTAGTTAAATTAATTGATCCTGAATAAGGTGCTGCAGCTGAAGGATAATTAGCTCCTGCAGGTTGATTAAAGTTAGACAATAAGAAAGGCACATTAGCTCCAATTGTAGCTGATGTTTTTGGAATTGGCTTTAAATAATTAATATTATCTGTGCTAGCTAAATCATAATCAAATCCGTAAAATTTACGTCTGTTATAAATTCCATTAACATTTTGGTCACTTACATAAGAAGCAGCTGTGATGTTAGAGAATGCACTAGGTAATGGATTATATAAAGCAGCGAATCCAAATGGAACTAATTCCGGAGAATAAACTGCATTGGCTACATTGCTATCTAATTCTACATATACATATTTAGATTTATTTGGATAGTCTCCGTAAACAACAACTTTACCAGCGTCGAATATTTTATATCGGTCTCCAATTACTCGTGCGATATATCTAGGAGAATTAGGATCTAAATTAACATTGTCATAGGATTCTAAAATACTTGGTCTTAAATCACTATCCGTTCCACTGAATGGAGAACCGACAGCGGCTAATTTAGTTTGATCAACTGCGCGAATTGCAACGGAAAATGATCCATATTCTGAACCAGCTACTGTACCTGCTGCCTTAACATTAGATATTGCAATTTTAACTTCATAATTTGAATTTAAACCATCTGCGTGAGTATGAAGTTTAAATAAAGTAAAATTAGCTCCATTAACTGTCTGAGATAATATCCAAGGAGTTTGAGCTTCTAAATAAGAATCTGTAAAGTCTACAGAACCAGACTCTAAATATAAACTACAAGCTGCGTCAGCTGCTAAAGATGCAGAAGCGGCTTTGCTGTACATTGTATATAAATAAGCAGGAGCTGAAGTTACATTAGCTTGTCTAGAAAATACTTTTGTTAAAAAATTAGCATTTGAATTAGATAGCGAAGCACTATAATATGCTAATGAGTTTCCATAGGCATTAGGATAAGTAGCGGTATCTACTGCATACGCTCCAGACACGTGAATTACTACAGATCCAGATACATTTGAAAGCAATTCTGATTTACCAAATAAATTGGTAGTGCCATCATAATACGCATCTTGTTCTGCAACTACTTGAGATGGGTGTAATAAAGCGATATGTTTTTTACCAAAAGATCCTGTAGCTACTAACGCTATTGGATTTAAAATTTCATATCCATCATCATGTAATACTCTTACAACTGTTAATTGACCTGAATTTTCTAAATATTCTTTTGCTGTGTACGGTAAATACAAATTTGGGTGTGTATTACCAAATGTCTGAACAAACTCTCCATAGGTAGATATAGATGTTGGTACCATTGCGGGCCCTTTTATTGTGGGTCCGATAAATGCTGCACCAATAGCTGCAATACCTGCGGGTAAGAAAGACAAGTCTTTTTCTTCGGTGAAGACACCGGGGCTGACGATTTTTTCTGCCATTGTTTTAAATTATTAAGTGGTTAAAGATTATTTCTATTATAAATATGATTAATAACTATCAAACAGATGGTGACTCTGCATTAATAGTTCC